CCGTAAGACTTATCTCCGTCTCTAAATTTATTAATTAACTGTCCGGTTAGCTGCTTACCCCCGTACCGGCCGCTGATCAGACCCGGGCTTGTATGTAAAAGCTCTTGAACGTCTGCTCGCTCGGCTATATTGTTCCTAATTGCAACTATGTTTACAGGTATATTAGGATTGGTAGAATAGTCAACTTTTTGAACGTTGGCAGTGTTGGCGGGGGTAATGGCGTTGTTAAATAGAGCATTAAAGTCGGAGTTGTCGAAATTTTCCGACGTGAAGGGTTCAAATATGGTGCTTACTGCGGTTTGGTTGGATCCGGAGATATTTGTACCGCCGACAGTAACGTCAAATATATAAGAATCGCTTAGTTCCTGCCTTCCGGAAATTGTATAGGTCAGAGTACTAGAGGGGGTATTACCCACTCTACTTGTATGTGGTATAATAATTTCTTCAACGCTCTCAAGCTGTTTTGTAATATCAGCTCCGTTAGCGCTAGTTTTGCTGATCCTAAGCTTTCTAACGTCAAAATATGTTACTGGAAATGCGGGCATTTATCTTTACTTTTTATGACGATGCTACAGGGGTGTCGACAAAGTATACACCCTGTTGTATCCAGATATAAATATCTCCGGCTGGAATACTGCCAGCTAGCGATGTTGCGTCGGTTGTGTTAATGACATCAAAAGTTAAAGGGGGCTGTTCCATCTTTTTAAATGGATTATTAACATTTAGACTGCCGGTATATAATCTTAGATTTGATCCCCCTAATTCACCGTTAACAGTCTCTTCGTTAGCATTTAAGATCCTTACTAACGGCCCTGATGGGGTTCGTAGGCTTTGACTATGGGCGGTGCTGTAGTCGGCTAGCACTCCTCCGTTTGATCCACTTATAAAGGCAGTATCAATTGAGCTTGTGTACTCAGGTCTTGTTCCTGAGGATTGTATGGACTTTACCTTGCTCCTATTTAAGATGTGAGGTTTTATAATTATACCTGAGGATGTGATGTCCCGGGCAGGTACGAAGTCCTTAACCATCTTGAAAAGTTGATTATCAAAGAACTTAATTAGTCTTACAAAATCACGTACGTCGTAGGCTGATGAGCCTGAGAGTATTGTTTCTGCTACTCTGTTTAAATTTCCGTACGTATCGTTGCTGTAGCCGGGCTGGTATAGGTACCTAGGATCACCAATGTATTGATCTAAGTCAAAGCTCGAAGTTATACTGCTGCTTATAAAATTATCTAAATTGTAGGCGGGAGAGAATCCTACCTCTACGATGTTTAGATCTTGAGTGTACTTCTTATTGTTTTGCTGAATTGTGGAGTAGTACGATAGAGTGTTTCCTGAGGTAATACTTCCGGTGTTGTCTAGTCTGATATTACTGCCGGTTAGTGCAGTAGGTCCGAAATAAGGAGTAGGAGTCAAAGTATTTACACCTCCGTAAGTTCTTACTTGAAGTGACCCACTTGGAATACCGAAGCAATTGATAAGGGCTCTTAAACCTCTTTCAGTACCCTTGGACTTAATGAGATAGGGTAGGTTGTGGTAGATTCTTTTGTAAGTCTCTGCAAGTAAATCTCTATCGGGTGTGGGTAGGTTTGATGCAGTTACAAATGAACTTATCTTTTCAGATCCGCTATCGTAAAACTCTCCTAAGAATAGTGAGCTTAAATTAGCGATTGAAAAATTTGAACTGTAAAGTTTAACTCCGAAGCTTTTTAGCACCTCCCCTATCAGGTCTTTGGATATTCCGTAGTTTATTCTATTATCAGCGTTATACTTATCAGTAACGGCTCTAGCATATATCCATAAGCTATCAAAATGCTGACCTAGCATGTTTAAGAATAATGAATACGGAGCATTAGAAGTGTCTTGTCTGATAAATTCAGGAACCGTATAGACTAAGCTACTCTGATTTATCTCGTCAAAAAGTGAGGCAACTAACGACTGTGAGGTAAACCAGTTAACTGCTGTGGCATTGCTAACTGGCAGGTTTACATACGGTAAGGCGCTTCCTGATTTTGGCCAAGTAGAGCTAGAGCTTTCAAAAAATAAGTAGTTGTCATATCCGTCGAATTTCTCTATTACACCCTTAACCAAGTTCTGATAGAACGTTACGCTTGTAGAAGAGGCTAGGGAGGCGGTTGTGCTGAGTGATGCACTGATTGCGTTAGATGCGCTGTTATAGGTCTGTATTAATTCAAGTTTATATGCAAAGTTGTTTAACCTCTCTTGGGCTGAGGAGAAATGAACAAAGTTACTGTAGTCAGCATAATCAATATTAATTTCGGCTCCGCTTTGACTTACTTGATTTATTAACCTGTAGTAACTGCTAGTAACTGGGAAAAGATACAGTTGATTGTAGTCTAGAAATTCAGTTGGCTGAGCTGATTGTCCGTCGAGCTCTGATGTGAAGTTGGGACCCCTTAATATGGGGAATACTTCTGCATCCGGTTCTGTTACGGTTTCTACACTGTAATTTACACTATCGCTTACTACCTCTACTAATCTAAAGTTTACTTTAGTGTTAATTGCAGCTGGTAGAGGTTCGTAGAGCTTTATTACGATATTTCTATCGCTATCTACGTTTACGTTTATCCCAATTAAAAGGGTGCCGTTTAAAAAATTTAACCTAAAATCGTAAAAGTAGGTTGATGTATTTAACTGTTTTTGAAGCTCGGCTATGGCAAGCAAAAGCTCGGGGACTGCTTCTAAAGTCTTAGCTTTTATTTCTGTTCTGTCGGGGGAAATTTCAGAAATGAATAGACTTACATCTGAGATATTCCTTAAGAAGTTGTAAAGTAGAGAGACTCCTCCTTGGCTATAACCTAGAGTTTGACTATCTTGAATAGGGTCAATATACAGTACGCTTGTTCCTTCCTTACCTGCGCTGGCTGAGTTGCCTAACTCTTTGTACCCGGTGTAGTTCGGAATTAACTGAAGTAGGGTGTTGTCTTGAGCATATATCGCTAGCTCAATAAGATCAGTTGTAGAGTTAAACTCAGAATTAATAATATACTGATCTACTAACCCTGTATCTTCGGCTGAGTAGTTGTTAATTCCTTCTACATTTGGAACTTCTTCAGTTAATATGTATGTAGTTTCTGCCATTAGACTTGTGATTGTTGAACTGTCTGTGCACTAAGTTTTACTATTTCAGTACTGCTTTCTAAAAGCTCCTGACGGAGCTGTGCAATCTCGTCTAGTAGGGGTTGAATTTCAGCTGATTTATCTTCAGAAGAATATACTTCCGAGCTTCTCTTTACCAGATACTCGTGGGAGTTGGTTTCTCCTCTTATCGGGATAGTAAAGAACAGCTTATCGTAAAGTCTAAACAGTTCTTGTATTGTATCTGGGTCCTGTTCAGGAACTGGTTCTACAAAAGTCTTAAAAGACCTGTCAATGACTGCGTTAAATTTATTACGATCTAGAACAGTTTTACTTAAGCGTATTTCTTCAGCCATTTCTTACAATTTTAAATACTTGGCCTTCATCTACGATAGTAGTTGATCCTCCGATCTCAGTCTTGATAAGGACTCTATAGTGCCTTTCAGGCTCTAGGCCTCCCATATGAATATCAAAGTAGCTGCTAGAGGTACTAGTGCTTATCTTTGTAAACTGGGTGTCAAAGTCAACCACCATTTCATGGGTGTTTTCATCTCTTAAGCCCCAGTAAGAAGCGGCGGGTAGTCTAAAGTTAGTTAGGTAGCTTGATGAAGTTGCAAACGTTCTAGCTGGGTATTTAGGTCTTACGTTAAGTTCAAATCTCTGTATACCTTGGTCAGCATATTCTCCTCTGTTATTTTTTAGCTTAATGCTAGCGTTAGGATCAGTAATGGTGGTAAGTCCTGATAGATATTGGGAGTTGTCCCATTTAATTTCTAGACAGGGTGGGTAGATGGTATGGGTTAGGTGGGAGAAATACCGTAGGAAGAGTTGACGGTTATTACTATAGGCTGCAAACTCGGCACTGCCAGAGATCTTAAGTAAAAACCCAGCGTTGTCTATACTACCGTCATACTGTGCTTTAACTCCCTCAGTAACGTTTATATTCAGGTCGTGAGTTGAGTTTACGGTATGGGACTGGTACATATTAAAGACATACCCGGGAGTATCTGTATACCATGCACCTCCTCCAGGCTCACTGCTTGAGTAAGAGGTTATAGTCTCTCCGGCAATACTATCAGAAGTCCAGTTGTTTGATCCTGACGATTGAGTGAATACCCATGAGACTCCGCTTGAATTCCTAGGCACATCGTTGTACTTTCCGTTTCCTGCTGCCCAGGTTGTGAGTGAGGCACCTGGAACGTAGACGGGGTATGCCTCGACTGTATAGGAGTCAGGTACTTCGTTTGCGCTTGCTAAAGAAAGTCTTAGTGAGGCGCTAAAGCTTGTGGCTGGTCTAGTTGAAGAAGATACAAACGTCTCAAGTACGTCGGTGATTTCAGATAAATCAAACTGTATAAGAGCTCTATTTACAAAAGAATTTGTACCTACGGAGTAGGAACCTAACTCTAAAATCTCATCCCTACCGGTGTTCATATCCGGGTATTGGGAGTAAAGAGTTGCTGTCTTTTCGGGGAAAATTTTATAAATTGACATCTTATAGTGTTGTTACTCGTCCGATTATATCCGTGTCTGGGAATTTTACTTCAAAAATACAGGGGTCGTAGGAGGGGTAAACTGTGTTGTTTCTAGTTGCTCCTTTGATATCGTACCCGTATTGAGAGTAGCTACCTCCAACCTTATTAGTGACTTGGATGCTTTGCACTGTCTGGACTCCTTTCACTCTGTCTAGTAGTGGGAAGAGGCTGGATAGATTAATGCTCTGGTTGATATTCCATTTCTCTATTGCAAAAAAGTCTTTAAGAACTTTAGTACAGTTGAATAGTACATCTCTTCCAGCAAAATTAGGTAACACTATAATTTCATAAGTGATTCCTATGTTCACTATAAAAGCATCTTTAATGTTTACTGCGTCCGTAATCATCTTATACTGACCCAGGTAGGTCTTTAAATTAGACTTTAGAGTAGTACTAGATGTAGTAAGTTTTTTATTACCGTCGTACGATAGGATATAAAGGGATAGGGAGAGAGGATTGCTGTCAACTATGTTATCAGTAGTAGAATTGCTGCTCGTTAACTGATCTTGTGTTACATAAGTTTTAGCTACTGTGCCAAACTTAGGAGGCATTGAAAGAGAGCGGACGGCATAATCATCCCTTGTTACTGTTCTTAGCTGTTCGTTAAAGCTTCTAAGTGAGTTTTGTCTTATTTCCTCTGAGGTGTCTCCGTCCCTGCCACCTACTGCAGGATTAGGATTTGTAAAAAGCAAGCTACTTGCTGAACCTGTTACTGTTGCAGTGACTGAGGAAGCTAGTATAGTTGTGATAGTGTCTGAAGGTACGTTGGCTTCGACACCACCGCCTGTTAGATACCTAATGGTGAGTGTTGTGTTTGAAGGTGCTAATCCGTAAGCTCCTGTGTACATAAAGTTAGAGGGGTCGTAGGCAGTGTCGATTTTTGATACACCTATAATCTGATCTCCTAAGCCTACGTTAGTAGGGTCTGGTGTTATTATGGAGTCGCTCTGTCCTGATGTACCTGCTCCGAACTGTATCTGGAGGGTGCCGGTAGATGTAAATCTAGTAACAAATCTTCGGGGTACTTTTTGTACCTGTAGGCTGTAGGGTGTAGTGCTAGCGTCGGAGCTTAGATTCGTCTGCTCTATAAATATAGTGTCTTGGCCCAGATAAGGTACTTCATACCATCTGATATTACCAGTTTGTACAATATCTAAAACCCCTAAGATGTTATCATCAGTTAGATTTACGGTCTTAAACTTCTCAGGTGCACCTACTGGTAGGGTCAAAGTTTTTACTTCCGCAGAGATAGCTTTTACTTGTTTTTTTAGTAGAAAAAGATTAATCGTATTGCCGGTTGATGAGTCAATACTTACTTCAGTTGGATCGTAGGAGCTTGAAAATCCGAAGTTTACTGTATCCTCAATTAAAAACTTTACAGGAGATCCTGTAGTTGACTGTAATTGTGTGTTGCCTAGTACCGTTAGAGCTTGATCATAATTAGGTACCTGCTGACCTCCTACTAGCTTAGCGGGTACGGTTTGGTAAACATCTAAAATCACTTGTGATGCTGTGCTTACTTTTGGACGGTATCCCATCGCATATGCGAGTGCGTAAAGGTTCTTACTTTCTTGGGCGTACTGTAGGTAGGTTTCTTGTAGCTGGGTGTCTTGGTAGAAAGCTAGTACGTCTCCTACGTACGCAGCCATCTCTATAAACATCGTACCGGGCGAAGTTGGTGAGAAATCGTTGTATGTGTCTGGGAAGTAATTCTTAGTGTAATTTATTAGCTCTTGTTTGAAGCTACTAAACGACTTGTTAATGTACTTTATGTCTCTTTCCTCTGCCATTATAGTTCAAAATTTATTGTAAGCTCGTCAGTTATTCCCGTCTCTCTAATAGCATATTTTAGCTCAAAGTTTACAAGGTTTTCATCGTAAATCGGGACTAATTGTAGATTTCTTATCTCAACCTGGGGAAAGTATATCTGCAGGCCTTGGATAATATTCTCGGTAGCTATATCAATACTCTCTTGAGTTAAGTTCTCAAAAAGCAAATTTCTAATTCCAGATCCAAATCTAGGATTAAAAACTCTCTCATTTTGTCCTGTTAGGAAGAAATTTATTAAGTTAGTCCTAGTGGCATCTTTAGTTGTAAAAGTAGAATTAAAAACAGCTCTTCCCTGAAAGGGTAGTGCTACTCCTACAGCTTTTCTAGGCTGTAGATCGAGTGGATTAACCCTACGTACGTTAAAAGCCATATGGTTGACTCTTCTTATCAGCTAGCTTTACAATAGCGGCTGCTTTGTTGATAAAACCCAGCTGGGATAAATCTAGTCCTACTTTAGGTGCTGCAGCGATTGCTGATGCTACTGCTCTAGGATCTTCAGAAACCGGCTTGTAGGTTGGCTTAGCGGAGTAAGAACTGCCTGCAAACATCTCAGACATATTGGCTCTAACGGTGCCCGGTGATGAAGCATTATCACTCTGGTATTCATCAGAGGCCATGGCTCTGCTTGTCATATTTAGTGCTTCCATGAGTGGATTACCGCCCGTAAACTGCAAGGGCTGCTGTTTAGGTGCCTGGTTGGTGCTTACGTTATTATAATTACCGGGAGCTGATTTGGGAGTATGTACTGCTTCAGAGAGAATAGTTTTTAACTCCTCTTGAATAGCTTCTCTTACTGCCTCTTTAATTATTTCTTTAAATTCACTGGCTTTCATAATTATAAATAGATTTAGATAATTAGTTGATCAATTCTAAACTTAATTTCATCTACAAGTACTTGTGTTGATGAGCTGAAGGAGGGTCTGCCTTCTAACACCACTACCCCTGATCGGTCGATAGCTACTGCGTAGCGTTGCGGAGCTACGGCTTGTCTATCAACTATCCTTAT